ATAGCACCAAACTTTTATAAATACATAAACAGAATTATGGTTGCTGGTGATGTTTTATTTTACCATGCTGGTAAAGATATGAGGGCTTACGCATTAGCACAAAGATCTAAAAAAGGCGATAAGGTAACTCCACAAGACTTAGAAAAAGCAGACAATATACTATATCCTTCCCAGGACTATATAAGCACAGCAAAGGCTCAAGCAAAACAAGAAGGTTTTGAAGAAGGATCTCTACAATATAAAGTAAGGGTACATGAAATTTTAGATCAAAGAAGGGATGAAAGTATAGTAGAGGACTCACAAGATTTTGCAAGTAGAGTTACATTTAACTATGAGCCTGAAGGATCATTAAAAGTGTTATATGACGAAGTGGTTAAGTTAAGAAACCAACCAGTCATAGGATCAGTTATGACTACATTCATACCTTTTGCAAGAGTATTGACAAATGTGTTAAATAGATTTATAGATTGGACACCTGTCGGTGCTGTCAGGGCAATGAGAAAAGGCTCTGCTTTTGGATTAGGGGATATTGCAGGTAAAAAAGATTTTAGAGGATTGACTCCAGAACAAAGAAGTCATTTGTTTGTTAAATCAGCAAGTGGTATGATGGCAACAATGGGGCTATACGCACTTACACAAATGGGTGATGACGATGAGGAAAAACTAGAAATTACTGGGGGTGGCCCAAAAGATTATAAGAAAAGATTAGAACTAGAAAAGGCTGGGTGGAGACCTTACACTATTAAGTTTGGAGACACTAGCATTTCTTACATAGATAATCCTTTGTTCTTTATGATTTCAGCCGTTGGAGAAATGAATGACTATGGTAGGTATGAAACGCCAAGTGAAGATCAAATGGAAAGATACAGAGATATTGCATTTGGAATTGGAAACTCTGTTTTTGAACAGTCCTGGTTACAAGGCTTTGATGATTTGGGTAAAACACTAAGTGAGCCTTTTGTAGGTTTAGGTCAGAAGTTTGAAAAAACATTTGCTGGTATGCAGATTTCTAATTTACATAGACAAATGATTAGAACTTACCAGGAGATACAAGGCATACCTATTACAGATACAAAGACAGGAAAGTATGGTTTTATGAATAAAGTTATGAGAGATAACCCATGGTTTAATGGAATTATTTTTGGTAATGGATCTTATGATGATCTATATGATGAGAAAGGTGTACCTGTAATACCAAGTCAAATAGAAAAGTTTGTTCCTTTTAAACTAGATTTTGATGGCAGAGATAGTGATCCTGTAACAAAACTTTTAACGGACAATGGTATATTCACTACAAGACCAGGTAACAGAAACGTTTATGATATGGAGTCTGGAACATCAAGAAGGATGACAGACAAAGAATACAATGAGTATTTAAAAATATCAGGAAAAGTATTAGGAAGAAACTTAAAAGAATATTACTCTGACATGAAACAGATGCAACCTATGGATCTACAAGAGTTTTACAGAGGTATAAAAAGAGCATCAAACGATGAGGCTTACGGAATATTTTTAGATTCATTTTATAATTAAAAGAGGCTACAAAATTTTGTAAATGATAAAAGTTATAACACTTATATTAGCCATGTATATAATGTTTTTTATAATACATAAATTTTTTAAACAAGACTGGTAATAATGAGAGACATAGATAAAATAATTGTGCATTGTACTGCTACTCCTGAAGGTAGAGAAGTATCAGTTGAAGAAATAGATTCCTGGCACAAGGAAAGAGGGTGGTCACAAATCGGTTATCATTGGGTAATTGGTTTAGATGGATCAATACACGAAGGAAGACCAGAACACATTTCTGGAGCACATTGTAAAGGACATAATAAAAACAGCATCGGCCTGACCTACGTTGGGGGGTGTGACAAAGATATGAATGGTAAAGACACCAGGACTGAAGCACAAAAGGATAGTTTAATTTACTTGATAGGGTTTTTATGTGCTAAGTTTCCAGGTTCTAAAGTTTACGGACATAGAGATTTTTCAGAAAAGTTTTGTCCTAGTTTTGACGCAACGTCAGAATATAAGGAAATAGCAGAAAAATATGTTTAGCATGATACACATTCAGTTGATGGGTGATGGGGTGTTGTGTGGCTTTACTTACTTTAGTAAAGAAGATAGAATAAAACAATTTGAAGATGAAGATTGGCATGAGTTAAATCTTTATCTGTTAGTTATAAAGATAACGTTAAGATGGTATTAAGATTATTATTTATTTTGTTGTTGACAGGGTGCTCATCTAGTTTGTACACAGGGAGTAACAAGGTACACATAACTCATGTGTTAACTGTCACGTCAGAAGGTGATACTCTTAAAATACCCATCAGTCAGATCAGACCACAAGTGATTTACAACGTTGTCGGATATGATTATTACAGACCTTATCCAGGAAGATATAATAATTGGGCAGATCCTTATTACCATCCTATATACTGGAGTAATAGTTCAGGTAAAAGTATAAATAAAAGCAATAATTCAATCAATCAAAATAATCCAGGGGGATCATCACAGGGTGGATCGTCAAGAGGTGGGGGGACTCCTCCAAATCCAGCCGTAAAAAATCCCAGGGGGAATAATTAATTATGAGTAAAATATTAGGAAAATTATTTGGTAACGCAGGGGGTAGTGTAGTAGATAAACTAGCAGGCGTAGCCGATAGGTTCATAAGAACAAAAGACGAAAAGGCTGAGTTTGAAAAACAAATGACTCAGATATTTATAGATGCTGAAGCGTCAATGCAGAAGAATGTAACTGACAGATGGAAAGCAGACCTGGAACATGGTAATTGGTTAACCAGATCAGTACGTCCTCTGGTTCTTATATTTTTAATTGTATCAACAACTATTATGGTTTTCGTAGACTCTGGATCTATAAAGTTCAACGTGGATGACAAATGGGTGGATTTACTTCAACTTTTGCTCATGACAACCGTGGCAAGTTATTTCGGAGGCAGGTCATACGAAAAGGGTAAACAAATGAGAAATAAAAATAATTAGTTATGTGGGCACTATTTAAAGATAAAAACGATATTAATGAAAAAAACTTAGTTGGTTTTATTTCATTTGTGGTAATGGTTTGTTTTGCTGTAGCAGATTTAATGACTAGTCTTATAGCAGACAAAGACCTTATAATTAACGAAGTAGTTTACAACTCTTTTGTATGGGTTACGTTAGGTTGCTTTGGTATCTCTTCTATTGAAAAAATAAAAAAATAAAATTACGAACATGAGTGAAGAACAAAAACAGGTTTACCTGGAGGAAATCTCTGTCCTTGAACGTGAGAAAGAAGGAAAGTCCTGGACTGAATCTTTAGATATACAAGATAAAATACACAATCTTAAAATGAAGATTAATGGCGTAAAGCCAAGTGATTCTTCTATAGATTGTATAGGATGTGGATCTTAAGTAGTAGTTGTTTCCCAGGTCTTGCCGTCAGTAACATCTAAAGGCTCGTCAGGTAAATTAATTTCTATTATACCATCGTCCTCTCTTGCTATTAGTAATAGTATAAGATAACCAACAAGATCCTCTACAGTATCTTCTACGTCAGGAGTTATTGTTTCATTGTTTTTTATCCTGGAGAGTTTATCATCTATCCTAGCACACAGACTATCTACTGCGTTGCCTTTACTAAATATATTAACAGGAGACGTAGCACTATCTCCGTATGCCTGGTTTTTCTCAACCAACATCTCTATAACTCTTTTACCTACTCTTCTTATTTTATCAACTGTTGTTTCCATTTACAAAAAATAATATTATTGATGCTATAACTAGTCCTATAAATGCCCATTTAATAGCAAAGTATGAACTCTTTTGTTTTTCAGGGCTTCTCCCCTGGTTTGATCTGTATTGTCTATAGTTTTCCATAATTTCAGTTTTAATATGCCCTACTAATTCTTATAACTCCTTCAAGAGTGAACGTTCAGGCAAATAAATTAAAATGCTAAGTCAGGGTTTTCCTGGTTAACAAAACTTTCTACCTTCTCTTCATGAGTTTTAGTGTTTGCTACGTTGCCGTTAGCATACGTTATTCTCCATGCTGTGCAGTTTGCTGTTCTTAGTTCTCCATTTTTATCTGTGTAAGATCTAAGATTAACACCAACCTTGACTTCATCATTTACTTTGTAGTTGTCAAAAAGGTCAACCTTCTGACCAATCACTTCTACTGGGTAGTCTACTGGGTAATCATCTCCTAATACTAGGATCATCATTCTTTTTTCAAGGTCGCCATTACGACTTTGAATGGTCTGTCTGTCGCCAATGCTCTTGACACGACCAACTAATTCTACTGAATTGCTCATAATATATATATATTTAAAATTAAACTAACTTTTTTGCCACATTACACCCTTTATCTTTCATGTGTTGTAGCACTTCTTTGACTATTAAATTAACATAATCAATTTCTTTTGTGAGTTTGTCATCTAATTCTGACAAACGCTTTAACTCTTCTTCTGTATTATTTTTACCTACAATACTTGAGACCTGGTTATTGTTTTCTTCCAGGAGTCTATTAACCTCTGGTATTCTTAGTAGTATATGTAATTTATCCATCTGTTTTTATAATTTTATTTGCTATTAACATTTCTAATAATTCCATGAAGTCCTCTTTATACAAGGTACAATATTGATTTCCCCTGGGCAATTTGTGAAAAACGACAGGTATATCTGTTTTTTCTACCTGCATTTTATCTAAAACTTTTCTACTGTTTAAATTTATGGTACTCTTCGCCTGGACTTTGATGACACCTGTGTTAATTAAGTCTATACCTCTATCATCCATCATCTTTGATCCAAACCTGGAGGTTACACATTCTGTAAAACCTAGTTCTACAAACTCTTTTCTGAGTTCTCTCTCATAGTTATGTCCCTTTCTTCTATTATTGCCCATAAATACTAAATCCTTTTTTAACATAAACACATCCTGCTTTTACCAGGGATTTTATCTCGTTGTAATCTACCTTCCTGGAGAAACCTTTATGTAATAAGTAATAATTATTACCTTCTCCGTTAGGTCTTAAATAATAAAACTCTTGTTCAGGTACTATTTCTTTAATATAAGCACGTCTCACCAGGTCAAAACCTGTCTCATAAGGTTCGCTTTTTCCTACTAGAGAGCCGTATTTGTTCTTTTTCCAAACTACTTTGTGTAATACCATCTCTTTATTGTCCTCTGAATTTAACTTTTTGTGTCTCATGTGTCTCACTTTCTGTTTCACTTAATTCTGTGTAACAAGTTGTATCTAAATCATATTTAAATTCTTGCATACCTACTTGTCCTGTAAATCTCCATCTAACTTTCCAAACATGAGCCTCTACAGTATTCTTTTCAAAATTTCTGTATATCGTGAGACCATTGTCAATCTTATTAAAGAAATGTGAAGATCCACTAATGCTATATCCTGACGCTACCTCTACCTTACCCTCATTATCTTTCTTCAATTTTTGTGGGTGTGCTACCAGGAATACTGCACAGTCGTATGCCTCTTTAAATATTTTAATCTTTGAAAGTTCTTGTCCAGTAAACTGATGTTCAGATAAACCTCTTGGTACTTTATGTTCAACAAAAGCCCAGTTATCAATAATTAATCCTGATATACCTTCTTTTCTAACTAACTCTTTACCTTTATTAAGTAATCCTTCTACTGATAAGTCATTGTCCTGGAGATTAATAAAGAAGAAATGTTTGTTTATAAAGTCAATAGCAGGATCTAACTCATCTTCCTTTAGATCGTCAAACTTTCTACCAAACTTTTTACCTAGTAATTTTTCTATAAGTTCTGATACATGAACCTTTATAGGTTGTTTCTCTGCTGAGAATATACCAAACTTCCATCCTCTTTTGGCAAGGATAACCATAATTTGATCTACAAAAGAAGACTTACCATGTCCTGGTACTCCTGTAATCAAATGAAACTCAGACTTCCTGAACGTCAACAACTTATCAAAACCTTGAAAACCAAGCATATCTCCTCTAGGCATACCAAAGTTGTACATATTATGTACCTCTTTTCTTACATCGCCTGCCTTACTAATACCCTCTAATGGATATGGCTTTGCGTTTTCGTAACAACTAACTAAAATCTCAGCACCATGTTTCATTAAGACATCGTTGGCATCTTTACAATCGCTAGGATAGTCAACTAACCAAATTCTATCCTTACCAAGTCGTCTACATAACTCATCCCTAAGTTTCAGTCCAGGAGCATCCGAGTCAACTGCGATGTAGATTTGTTTTTTATTTTCAAAATAATCTATGCAGTTATCCAAATACGTCAAATTTTGATTACCTACACTTGCACCATTAGGTACACTACAGGCAAACATTAATTTATCAAGTTGATGTCCTGCCTCGTAGAAAGCAAGAGCATCTAACTCTCCTTCAGTAATAATACACCAGTCTGAATTTTTAATTATATCTAAACCATAGATAACTAATTCAGATCCTTTGTGTAATTTGAAGTTCTTTTGTGCGTCTCTATATTTTATATTTACTTTGAGACCATCTTTCAAGTAATTAAATTGAATTACATTTCTTTCTGCCTGTACTTGTGGCATATATTCCTTTCCTTCTGTAACTCCGTAACACTCCAGGGAAGATTGTGATATTCCTCTCTCCTGGAAAAAAGATAAAACTTTTTCTGACAGGGGTGTTGATGAAGATTTTGGCAGTTCATATTCCGTTTTATTCTCTGCGACACTACCACTAATGCCACAATGATGACAGTAATAAGTTCCTACCTTTACCCATACCCTCAGACACTTTTCTTTCTTGTTTTTTCTCCTGGTATGACTACACCAGGGACAACACGCTTTTACTGGCTCGTCAAGATTTGACGGCTCTTTGAATTGTATACCTTGTTCTAATAATTTACTTGTATATGTCATATTCTTGCAAGGTTTCTTCTATCACTACTATAAGTTTTTTCATTTACCTTTTTCTCGTGATACTTAATTAAGTATTTAGTCATAAACTTGTTTCCAAATATTGTAGCAGGAGTAACTGATGATTGATATTTTTCTCCCCAGGACTTCTTACAATCTATAAACACATTGACCATAAGTTCTCCACTTATTTTTTTACCATTGAAAGTTTTATTTGTAATCTTTCTAAAATTATCGTAGTAAGTTTCAGGTGTATAATTTTTTTGAAACTTATTATTAATATAGTTAATAACATCTTCACATATTTTTTTATAATCTTCTTTGTTTACTTCTCCTCCTAGATCAGTAACTACTAAATCAAACCAAAGAGGTGTGCCTCTGTACTTAGGAGAGTTTTTAGATCCAATATTTTCTATAAAACCTTTGTTAACTAGTTTAGATACACTTGTTGTTATTGATCTTGTTGACATTTTTATTTCATCTGCTATGTTTGATAGTGAGTTTGTACAGTATCCTTCCCTGGTTGTGTACTTATAAATAAAATCTCCTACACAAAAGTCAATGGGGGTTATGTCGTACTTATTCAATACACTCCAAACTATAGTTGTTGATCTAATCATATAAAGTTTTTAATTTAGTAACCAATGCGTCATATACTTCTCCCCAGGAGTCAGCCTCAGTTTCATTCATAGACCACTCTATTTCTCTTTTAACATTCCTCAACATTTTATTAAGGAGTTTAATTTTACGTAAGTTGTTTTCTGTTGCGTCTATTGTAATAATAATTTGTGAAACCATAAATCTTTTCTCTTTCTGTTTTTATGAGACTCAAGTCTACACTCAAACTCTACAATAGAATTTAACTTAAGACCTTTGATCTTTTTTAATTTATCATCCCATACATGGATTGCTATGTAAGAATCTTGAAGAGTCTCAATAACAATAATCTTAAAGAAATGTTTTTCTTTTTCTCCTAATACTTCTTCTTTGCTAGATATAAATCTAACCTTACCTGATACCTCTATATTCATCTAATATTATCTTTAATTATGTCTGCAAGTGAAACCATCTTATTATGATTTAACTTGATTCCGTTTAGTATTAAATTAACTTTAGTATAGAATCTTTTTGAAGTTGTATTAGCATTTGGCTCATTGTCAAAATAATCTTTTAAGTATCTTAAAAATTTATTCTCCATAAATATTCTTTCATCAGAATCTATACTTATAAATTCCTCCACTTCTTCATCCTCAAATCCAAACATTTTTGCTATACCTATAAATATGCAAACACCAAAGTATGAATTACCTTCTATTGTTTGATTCACATCTAAAGTATGTATGTTTTTAACAGCCATGTTTGAACAAATAACGTATCTTATATCTCTTAATTCCATTTTAAAAATTTAAATTCTCAACAACAACATCCTGGTATCTTACGTTAAAAGTTTTTCCCCAAACTATTTTACCTTTAGATCCAAAATCAATTTCTTCTGCACCTCTCTTTATCATCAATGACTTTATATCTTGTGCTGTCTTTTGTTTTGCTAACTTTAATTTTTTCTCTCCGTCTCTGTGTTCACAATATATTTTTGTCAAGTTTTCTAATTCTTCATTACCCTCTATCTTAACTCTACTTTTCATTGCTTTGTGTTTTTCTGATAGAAAACTGTCCAGGTCAACTTTGTATTCATCCTCAAGACTTGGCTCTAAGTGAGATACATGATTGTATTTTTCTTCTTCGTCTATGTTACCTGGTAAAGTGTTTAATATTTTCTTTGCCTCCTGGATAGAATCATAAAAATCTTTTGACTCCTGGAGTATTGTGTTTTGTATATCTTCATTTGCCTCTACTGTAAATACGTTCATGTGTCTTCCGTCAACCAGGAAAGCAATATCACAGTAAGAATATTCTAATACCAACATATATAGTTGACATTGCACTATATAATATGGGGGTATACCTCCGTCCCATTTATCAGAATTGAAACTAGAGATGGTCTTCACTTCCAAAATGCCTAGACCTTCCCTAGTGTCATGTTCTGTTATCTGTCTATCAATATTTGCAAATATCCAAGGATACTTTTCATTAATAAAGATAAAGTTTCTTCTAATACAATTTCTTAATGGGGCATTTTGTTGAAAGTTATTGATCATGGCTATCGGATCTCCTGTCCAATACTTCCATAATTTTGCAACATAGTCTTCCAGGAGTCTACCATGAAACATCACTTCGTTGTCTATGTTTTTTATATTTGATAAGCCTAATGATTGATTCCATCTTGTGATTTTAGATGTCCAGGGATTAAGTCCTAATATGGTAGAAGCATCTGATCCACCTATTTTTCCTTCATAAACTAATTTTAATCTTAACTCTACCCATTCTTCGTAGGTTAATCCTTTTGTTGGTATTTTTTTCATATTTAAAAATAAGGGAAGGAGAGGGTTTTAGATGCCTTCTTAAAATACGTTGGTTTGTATCCTTCCCTAAGTTTTATTTGTTAATTACTATGTTCTGTGATTTCAAAGCCTTTGCCTCATTAATCTTTTTTCTTAATGTAGCAATTTGACCTGTTGATAACATCTTCTCGTACTGTGGAATTTTACCTTCAACAGTCTTATAATCTGTACTTATATAGTCTAACATATTTTGATACGCTTGATCTACACTTGTGTTGACTGTTCTTTGTAGTTCTTCAGCCTCGTTTTCATCCATTATTGTATCCTCTCCTGTATCCACAATTCCGAAAATAAATAATGCTCTATTCAACGCACCACTCTGACACTTCTGTACGGAAAAAGGCTCACTTAATTTCTTAAATGCTATTCCGTCAGCAACTACTTTGCCGTCTTTGTCTTTGACAAATCCTCTAATACATACAAATTGATCGTTAAGAAGTGTAAGGTCTGAAGACTCTAGTGTGTAGCCTTCCTTTCTGTGATAATCGTTGAAGTAATTTAACCTTTCAACCCAGGGGACTATTTCTCTACCTCCTGCTATTTTTGTTTTTTTTAGTTTCCTTTTCAGTTTCATATTTTAACTCGTTTAAATAAAAATAAATTATAAACCATTTCCGACTGTGAAAAAAAATAGTTTCCCAGTCAAAAATCCATGACTTGACACGATGTTTAAAACATAATTTTTCAAAATGTTTTAATAGATATAATTTGTAAGGTCTAAGAGGATACCTCTTTCTCTTGTAAATTATCTCTCTCGTCTCGTAGTCAATTCTAACCATAACTTCTACTATGTAGTGTCGGTTATGGCTTTAGACTAACACAAAAATAAAATTAAATTTTATTATATGTGTCTTTTTATTAACAAACTATCAACATTCATTAATAATATTTTTTTGATTTTCAATTCCCTCTGTGTCAGCATGGGCAACATATCTATAAAATGCACGGCTATTTGCTGAATGTCCAGAAATCTTTTTTACCTGGTATTCAGGCAATCCTTTACTTAAATACCAAGATATACCACTACTTCTTAATTTGTGTGGTGTATATATTTGCCAAAGAAATTCTTTAACAGCATAAGAGTTACCATCCTTGTCAAATTTATACCTAGTCTTTGTTTTATTGAAAATATCATAAGATTTTAATAGTTCTTTTAAATCTCTTGTAAAGACTGCTGAGTTATATTCTAAATTATCATTTAAAATAAATTCCTTTACATCTCCTGGTAAAAATATTCTTGCAAGAGATGATCCTTTGCTAGTAATTATATTTACGTAGTCCTGGTCTTTTGATATTTTAAATTTATTCATGTCTCCAATTCTCATACAAGAGTAAAGCATAAGTCTTGCGTAGTACCATGTTCTTAAATGTTTTTCTCCTGGTTTATTTTTGTGTAGGTGTTCTACTTCTCCTGGAGTCATTGCTGTTACCTCAGTTTCTAAGGCTTGTGTGTTTTTTAATTTATGTATACTATATCCATATTCTTCTGATGCCTTGTTAAGTATAGACTTTATATGTTTTATATGGTTTTTTCTTGTGTTGGGGTGATAACCTAATTTAATTAAGTGATCAATGTATGAGTTTACAAAAGATTTTAAATTAGATCTGCACTTAACTCTTTCTTTTCTTTCTGTATATAGACCTTCGTCTATCTCGTCAATCAATAAATCTTTCTTGAATTTTTTAAGTACGCTGTGCGTAGCCTTATAAGTTCTTAACGTTTCTTTGCTAAACGGATTGTTGTTGTTAAGCAAGACTCCACTTTCCATCTTGCCATATATGTCTTCAAACAGACTCTTTATCGTTTCCTTTTTCATTCAGTTTTAATTTTAAGTTTTTAATTTTAGTTTTTAATAATTCGTTTTCCTCTCGCAAATATATAAATTTTTGATAAATATTATCTACATCTAAAAATTCTACATCTTCCTCATCTAAAACTAATATGATACTATCATACCAGGATTTTAATTTTTTATTTTGTTTTACCCATACGTCAAAATGATTTAGTGTATGAAGTATTGTTGCATGGTGTTTATTTACTTTCCTGGAGATGTCCACTTTTGAAGTTTTAAATCTATCATATAATATTTTATAAAATATTGCTCTTGCAAATACGTTTGGTGTCTTTCTTGATTTATTAAATGGCTCTACTCCTGTAATGTTTTTAATTAGTGTGATCAGTTTTTTTGTTTGCATTTTGTTTAGTTTTAATTAAGTTTTTATACCAATCTATTTTGGTGTTGTCTATCTCTCTTGTTTTTAAACCACAAGAGTATTTTCTTTCTATAACTCTTACTCCATCATCCAGGAAATAAGAATTTCTTTTTACAACTGTTCTTGCCATACAAGTTTGTGTTTTCTTGAAGCATTTTGAATAGCAAAACCTAACAGTCTTGTATGATTATAATCATCTTCATAAAAGTTTTTAACGTACTCATACGATCCTGGTGTGTTTGGCAAAACCTCATATCTTGATGGTATATATTGTCCCCAATATGTTTTATGAGGTGTTGTTGGTAGGATACAAGTGCCATCTTTTATATGTTTAAAACATATTTTAGCAGTCTCTCCTAAAATTTGCCATGCTTTTCCTGTATTTATCAATTCTTGATACTTATCAATGCCATAAGTTCTTTGATATTTATATATTTTACTAGTATTCATAATGGTTTTTTTAAGAAATTTAGTATTATTTTTCGTATAATGTCAAAAATTTAACGTTTTGTTTTATTTAACTCATATCCACAAACCTTACAATATTTATTAAATTTTAGGTTTGGTGTGTTACATTTCTTGCAACATTTTACTACTCCACCTTCAAAGTGTACTCCTTGTATCATTGTAAAATTTTAAGTAACGTTCTTGTAGTTTTTTAGGTAACTTGGTCATGCTAACAAACTTCCAATCACACACGGCGTCATCAACATCATAAAACACTTCTCCCTTTTCTTTAAGAATCTCCATTTTGTTTTCTATTTCCTTGTCAGTATAGGCAGTACTTTCCATAAACTCCCAATAAACTGACTCCTCAGCAAAACAAATATCTAAACTATCTATCGGTTTGTAATTTTTATCTACCAACACATAGTCGGTTTCATATAATTCTATTTTATTGCTCATCTTTACTTTTTTTTAAGTTATGTTCCTTACAATACCAATCTAATGTGTCCCAACAAATTCCTAATTCTGCATCGTGTCTTCTTAACACCTCATCTAATACTTCCATACCTTTCTCGTCAGTACATTCATATCCCAAGTATCTTATATCGTCCACACACCAAGTAATATCTATTTGGTTTTTTTTATTTTCTTCCTCAACTATAAGTAAGTCTACTTGTTTTTGTATGTGTTCTAAATCCTTGATAGTTACTTTTGTTGGCTCGTCCAACAAGCAAGCAATAGATATATCTAATTCTCTAAGTGCATTATTCATCTGTATACTCCTTTCTTAAATTTGGGGCGACCACATAATCTACCCTTTGTCTATAGTATCTCCAATTAGGATAATCCTTTTTACTAATTTTCATGATTGCCTCATGATCTTTAAATATTACTATGTCATCATTTGGCATGAGACATATCTCTTTGTTATATATAGTTTCCATATTATTTAATTGTTCTTTTAATTGAGTTTGCATTTCTTTCCAGGAACGCATCAAGTTCTTTGATGTCTTCCTTTAACTTCGTTAAGTATTCTACACTTTCCGAATTAAATCCTTGTCTAGCAACGCTATCAAGAATATTTCTTTTTAAAAAATCTACCATTTCCATATTATTTAGTTATCGTTATACTTATCTCGTGCATCTTCTAAGCACTTTTCTTCTATGTAATTTGTATTAACATAATCAAAATAAAATTCTGTTATATCAACACCATTTTCCATATCAAATAATTCTACCTTTTCTATTTCTACTTTTTCAGAAGGTGGCTGATGATAATCTCCACTTTCATAATAATAGTCATAGTCTATGTATAGAGTATAGTTAATATCTGCTATCTCTGTTCTTCCTTTCATTTTCATTTATTTAATTTGTATGTATATCAATTTCATTTATTGCATCCC